CTTCGGACCCGCAGCAGCCGCGCGTGCGGCGACGAGCGGCAGCGGTATCTGCGTTGCCCACGGTGCGGACAGCGTGCGGTGGCGTTTGTGAAAACAACACTTTCCGCAATCCGCTTCTGCAAGGCTCCACGCCCGTAGTGGCATCGTGGACTCCATCGGCAATACCGCCGGCGGAGATCACACACAGTGGACAACCTCAAGAAGCTTCAGGACGAGGCCGTTACCCTCGCCGACCGGATCGACGCCGTGCGGGCGATCGAGAGCACCGACGCCGACAAGATCGCGGAGCGTGACCTCGAGCTCGAGACGCTCAACGCTTCGGCCGAGAAGCTCGCCAAGAAGATCGACTTTGAGAAGTCGGTGGCCGAGTCGGCGAAGAACCTGCGGGCGGTCGTTGACCGCTGTGCCCCGGCTCCCGAGGTGACCGAGGAGCGGAGCGAGAAAGTCCGCGTCGGGGCGGTCCCGTTCTCGGGCCGGCTCCGTGCGTTCGAGAAGGCCGAAGATGCCTACAAGGTGGGCATGTGGTTCAAGGCCAAGGCCGGCGACGCCGACGCGAAGCGGTGGTGCCAGGATCACGGCGTTGAGGCTCGTGCCATGGGTTCCACCTCGGCGAACAGCGGTTCGTCTGCGGTGCCCGACGTGCTTTCTTCGACCGTCATTCGTCTGGTCGATCAGTATTCGGCTTTCGCTCAGAACGCCACCAGCGTGACGATGCCGAGCGACGTGCTCCTGTTCCCGCGTCGGACGGGCGGCACGACGGCCTACTGGGTGGACGAGAACGTGGCCATCACCGCCAGCGACCCGACCATGAATCAGGTCACGCTGACGGCGAAGAAGGTGACGGGTGCGGTGGTCGTTGCGAGCGAACTGCTCCAAGACTCCATCGTGTCAATCGCCGACTTCGTGGCTGCGGAGCTTGGTCTGTCGCTTGCCAACGCCGTTGAGGCGGCTGCGTGGAGCGGCAATCCGAGCAACGCCCCCGGCGTCGCTGGCCTCGTCACGTCTTACGCTGGCGGTCTGATCAAGCAGACCAGCAGCGCGTATGACTACGCGGCCTCGCTCGTGACGGCTGCCGGTGACACCCCGGACGAAGTGACCAAGGCCAACCTGCTCGCGATGATGGCTGCGGTTCCGCAGCACTCGCGTCAGGGTGCCAAGTGGTTCTGCTCGCCGTTCTTCTTCGCCACCTGCATGCAGGCCCTCGATTTGAACCAGGGCGGTTCGGTCGGCCTGTCGCAGGGCATGGGCCTCACCTTCCTCGGCTCGCCGGTGGTTCTCACCGACCGGCTCCCGAGCGGTGCGGACTCGACGGGCGTGGTGATGGCGCTGTACGGCAACATGGCCAACAGCTCCTACTACGGCATCCGGCAGGGCATCGAGATCGCGTCCAGCGATCAGGTGAACTTCCTGTCGGATCAGACGGTGATTCGGGCCGTGGCTCGCGTGGCGATCACGCATGCCAACCTGGGCACCTCGTCCGTCGCCGGGCCGATGATCGGCCTCGTGGGTGCGTGAGCCTGACGGCTTGACGTGACGTGCAAACTAGGCGGGCCGCTCCACTACGGGGCGGCCCGCTCTCGTTTGCGAGGTCTGCATGATCGTCAAAGTCGGGAACACTGATTGCGACATCCGGGTGGAGGCCGTCATGAGCGTGCCTCGGCTCGGCTTCATGGACAACTTCTACAGTTGGGCCCAGGTGCTGATGCCGCTGGGCATCCGGCCCACCAAGGTCACCGGAGCCTTTTGGGGGCAGTGCTTGCAACGGGTCTGCGAGCAGTTCGTGGACCAGTGCGAATATCTGCTGACCATCGACTACGACACGTTCTTCACCCGCGAGGACGTAGAGCAGCTCTTTGCATTAGCGATGACATTCCAGTGCGACGCCATCACCGGGCTGCAAACCAAACGGGAGGACGGGCGGCCGATGCTTACGCTAAAGGGCACGCTCGACAACCCGCCCGAGGACGGCAAGACCAGCCTGCCCATGAGCTGGTTCGCCGAGCCCGTGCAGGAGGTGGACACGGCGCACTTCGGCTGCACGGTCATCAGCACGGCCGCCCTCAAGCGGACGCCGAAGCCGTGGTTCTGGGAGCAAGCCGATCCGCAGGGCGGTTTCGGTGAAGGCAGAACTGACTCCGACATTGGATTTTGGAAAAGCTTCCGCAAGGCCGGAAACCGCGTCTACGTCTCGCCTCGCATCGTTCTCGGCCACGGGGAATACATGGTGACGTGGCCCGGCAAAAAGCTCGATAAGCCGGTTTTCCAATACAGCACCGAGTTCGCCAACACGATGAAACGCCCGGAAACTGCATGGAGTGTGCCCGAATGAAGAAACTGAGATTTGTAAGGTCGTGGCGTGCGTATCGCATCGGGCAGGTGGTTGAGATTCCAGGCGGGCTCGCGGCCGAGCTCGTCGCCCGCAAGGTTGCCGTCGAAGACCGCCAGGCCGAGTTCATCGAAACGGCAGCTGTCGATCCCGAAGTCGAGACGGCAGACGCCACGCCCAAACGGAGACGCCGCCGGTGAGGTTCCGCAGCATCACCCGCACGACGCAGCCGACGATCGAGCCGGTCACGCTCGCCGAGGCAAAGCAGCACCTCCGGGTAGACAGCAACGAAGACGACGCCTACATCGCCGGGCTCGTGCGGGCGGCCCGTGAGTGGGTCGAGGAGTACCTCGACCGCACGCTGATCCTGACCCAGTGGACCGTGCGAGGCGACCGCTTTCCGCCCGACAGCACGGACGAGGTCGAACTGCCGCATCCGCCGATGGCGACCGCAGGCACGGCCACGGCCATCAGCGTGACCTACACGCTCGAGGACGGCACCACGGCGGCCTACAGCACCAACCTGTTCCGGGTGGACCGCCACAGCACGCCGGGCGCGGTGAAGCCGCTGTACGGCCAGACGTGGCCTCCGCACCGCCAGGACGACAACTCGCTGGCGATTACCTACTGGGCCGGGTACGGGGCCAACTCGACCGACGTGCCGCAGGGCATCAAGAACGCCATGCTGCTCTACGTCACCGAGCTCTACGAGAAGCGTGGCAACGGCGAGCCGCCGGCCGCCGCCAAGGCCCTTCTCGACGCCTATCGGTGGGGCTCCTACACATGATCGACCCCGGCAAGCTCCGCGAGCGTGTCACGGTCCAGGTCGCCAGCGGCAGCACGAACACGCTGGGCGAGACGGTCATGGCGTGGAGCGACTCAACGAGCGTCTGGGCGAGCGTGGAAGGCGTGTCGGCCCGCGAGGCCCTGGCCCTCGGGCAGCAGGAAACGGTCGTCACGCATCGCGTGCGGATGCGGTATCTGCCCGGCCTGACGAGCCAGCATCGGTTCTCGTGGCGGTCCAGGACGCTGGAGATCGTCAGCCTGCTCGAGCACGGCAACCGCAGCGAGCACGAGGCGATCTGTGAGGAGCAGAGCTGATGGCGAAGAACGCCGGTTCGCTTGAGCTATCGATGGAGTTCCCAGAGCTCACCGAGCTCCGTGAGCAGTTCAAGGCGCTTCCGAAGAACATCGCAGCCAAGCATCTCGGGGCCGCCCTTCGCGTTTCCATGAAGCCTGGTGTATCGGCCCTGCGGAAGAACACGCCGAAGGGGCCAACGGGCAACCTGCGGAAAAGCGTAAAGCTGAAAGTAAAGACGTACCCAAGAGACGGCAACGCTGTCGGCATTGTCGGCTATGAGATCGGCAAGGGCAGCCTTGGATACCACCAGGGCTTTTTGGAGTTCGGCACGAAGGAACGCAAAACGAAAAAGGGCCGGTTCGCGTCCAGCTGGAAAAGCAGCAGCCTCAATAACAGCCAGTATGTGCGCGGTGGGTTCACGATCCTGAACCCAAAGCGTGGCCGCAACGCTGGCAAACTTGTCACAAACCCAAGGCCGCCGAAAGCGTTTTTCAAGACCGCAAAGGCTGGCCAGGTTGTGAACCTCGGCAAGATGCCGGTGGGCGGACGCACCGGCGTGCCGCCAGTGAAAACGTCATTCAATCAGGCCCAGCCAGCCATGCGTAGCCTGCTTCAGCAGGAACTCGCCACCAGGCTGGAGAAGGCACTGAACGAGGTGAAAGGCCGCGTCGCCAGAGGGCTCATCAAATGAAATCCCCCGAAGCCGTCCTCCGCGCCGCCCTGGTGGCGAACACAAACGTGACCTCGATCGTGGGCACGCGGATCTACCCGCTGCTGGCCCCGAAGACGGCGGCCCTGCCGTTTGTCGTCTGGC